TGCTTTGATTTTTGCAAGAGTCAAAGCTGGATCATAAATAACATCAACTTGCTGAGTCGGGAGAAGCTCGCAAGTTGTCGTCAACTTATGATGAAACTGTTCAAAGTCACGATGTTCGTTGTACTCCATCAATCTATCTTGGCCGTTCTGAAAACGGTTGGCCCACCAGCCTGCCACAAGCTGCCATTCTGTCACACTCAGATTCTTCGTGCGAAGTCTGGAGAAAGGCACTCCGGTAGAGATAGAACAAATGCGCTGGAGAATGGAACGACTATCCATTTCAATAGTGAAATACATAGCCGATTTACCACCCTCAAACACACTATGAGCAATATTTGCACAGGTAAGCGATTTACCGGCCCCGCGACGACCCCCGATAAGAACTAAGTCTCTCGGAGAGAACTGAATCTCGTGATCGTAGTCTGCATTCAGACCAAGAGCCAAATACTTACCAATCTCATCATCATCTTCAAATAAAGTTATGCGTTGCATACTTTCTTGAGGTTCCTGTAGATCGACCTTCTTTTCAACGTCGAGTACAATCTGATGTAGATGTGCAACTGATTCCTCTGCATCTTCAAAAGCTACAGAGTTATCAATATACGTTTCCAGAGAATCTAGGATTTCCTTCTGCGTATACTCATTCTTGAGGTACTGTAGAAGCATGAAAGCATCGGCCTCCACTTCTATACTCTCTATTGCAAAGAGCTTTTCTACTGTTGCAGTATCTCGTACCTCAAACTTGAGATCCTCGAAAGTGGGAAGCGTATGAAACCTCTCACAATGTTTATCCACAACATCAAAGATAGTGTGGTACTCATTGGGTAGATAATCTTTGCGAACGGACGTCCAGGTTTCAAAGTCCTGCAGCGTCAACACCTGCTTAATTAAAGCACTCGCAATATTCAACACTTCCCCCGAAGATAAATGAGGCAGGGTACAAGGTGTGGCCTTGTCCAAGCATCCGGTTGAGGTCTTCTGTCACCAAAAGACCATACCTCACAGTAAAATTAACCTGCTGCCTTCTCTTTTCGAGCAGCGCCATCATAGTCTTCTGCAACGAGACCACGACGAGTTAACATAGTTTTTACACCACGTGCAGTTTTGCCAATGGCTTCTGCAATCTCTTCAACGGTCATTGAAGAGAGATCACCCAGGTCTGCTAAAGGATCTTCTTTAGTAGTACCTTTGGTGTGCTCTTGACGAGGAATAGCGTCAATATGACCAGAGCGTAGTAGGCTGAGAGCCTTACCACGAACACTGTTTACTTCTCGACCCAGAGCTTCAGCGATAGCTTCTACGAAGGCTCCATCGTTGACCATTTCGATAAAGGTAACCTCTTCGCTTTCGCTGTAGGTGCGCACTGCTTCTACTTTAGGAGCAGGCTTAACATGAGAGGTCAATTCCATAGAAAGAATCTTTCCTTGGATTTGCTTAGCATCAAATGTGCCCCCATCAAAGTTATCAGCGATTTGAGCATAGGTATACTCACCGCTGTTGTCTTGCACAAAAGTTGCAAGAGTAGCTTCTTGTGATTCTGAGAATGCACGAGAGCTAGAAGCAGAGGCAAGCTCTACTTCGAATCCCATCTTTCGCAGTTTGCTAGAGATAGAACGAGTTGAAGTTTCAAGCTGATCTGCTGCTTCTGCAACAGTTGCTTGAGTAATAGGTGATTCATCACCTACAAAAGTGACAAGCTCATCAGTTCGCTCGTCGGTCCACTTAGGCAGTGCCATAGTTTTCTCCTAAAAATTCTAATAGATTTTCCACAATCGTTAACCCGTCGTTGCGGGCTTTAATTGTCTTTTGGGACTCAATACCACTTTCATTGACCAATACAGTTACGTCTTTTGTGACACTACTTTTTACTGTGTAGCCGTGTTGCTCTAATGCTTTCGTAGCTTCAGCCTTTGTTTTAAAACTCTTCAGCTTACCACTGATACATACCGTACCAACAATGTCTCTTTGCACTGGCTTCTCAAACATCATATTCTGAGGGAGGAAAAAGGTTAGTCCCTCATCAAGATATTTCAGCAGACTCTCAGTAGCCGCCGGGCCAAGACCTGCTTTACTACAAACTTCCTCGTCGACTTCGTGAAGTCCATTACATATTTTGGAAAGTTTTTCAGTAGCTGTCCTACCGATCAAACGAATACTGAGTGCTGGTAATACCATATTCAGTGGTGCATTTCTAGAGTTATTTATTTCTACAAACAATTTCTCAGCCAACTTTTTAGATCCTAGTGCTTCCTCAATATCCATAGGATTAAGAAAGTATAAGTCACCAGGATTGCTCAATTCAAGTTTTTCGATTGCAGCTGGGCCTAAACCTTTGATCTTCAAAGTCTTGGCAAAGTGCTCGATTTTCTTTTGTGATTGGCTGCCACAATCGACATTGCGGCAGTAGAGGATATGATTCTCCCACTTCAGAAACTCACCACAACTCGGGCAAGTACTGGGTGCAAGTATCTTCTCCACTAAAAGTGCTCCTTTGAAATTGAACGTATATTATATATAAAAACAGGTTGCGTGTCAAGAATTATTTTTTGATTGGTACGTTTTAATCAACACGTCGTAAAATTCGTGGTATAATTTCACCACTACGAATTACTTCAACGCTGCAACCTATCTCAAGATTCAAGCCACGAATGTACTCGATATTGTGCAGAGTAGCTCTTTCCACTACTGCATCTCCAATTTTGATTGGAGATAAAATAGCTACAGGACTTACAACCCCGCTTTTACCAACTTGCCAGTCTACATCAAGGAGTTGAGTCACTACTCCTTTCTTCTGCTCTTTGAGAGCGAAAGCTCCGCGAGGGTGGTGCGCTGTATACCCCATGGCCTGAAACTTCTTGTAGTTATCCAGACGATATACTTCACCGTCTGTAGGATATACTCCATCCTGTACATTTTGCACAGTAGCAAATCCTAGAAACAGAAGATTCTGCATAGCTCCTGTCCACGTCGTGGTTATTGCAGGCTGTGTATCATATGCAATAAAGTTTACGTTTCTTTCAAGAAACTCTTCTTCGCTTTTTAGATTCAAAGCACCCGCTGCATAGTTTCGAGCATTCGGTATAGATATAGGAGCAACTACTTCTCCTGTAATCTGTAGAACCCAAGCGGTCTCCGTAAGACCAATCGTATTTGGAACAAGATGCTTAACTTTATTTGTAACATCTTTACCTACTTTACCATCACCCCTCGTAAGAGCTTTCTGTAGCTCTCCTCCAACATAAAGAAGAGACACAGCTGCGCCGTCTAGCTTAGGGCTGTAAGCATACGATAGTAGATTAAAGGTTGGCTTAGATGTAAACTTTTGTAAGGAGTACATCTGAAAATAATGAGGCACACCATCTGTAACTTGATAGCCCACGTTTTCTGCGTTATACAAAGAAGCAAGTCTATCAAACTCTTCGTCTGTTAGTACCGGCTCGCCTTCATAATACTTCTTAGCAGCGTGCTCTAAAAAATCTTGCATAGTTCCCTCACTTATTTACAGAATATTATAGAGGATTTAAGAATAAAAGTCAAGTATTATTTATAGATTTCTTGAATAAAATCTTTGAAGTGTTCTTCAAGTATTTCCTTACTTTCAGCAAGTGATAGTATCTCAACTAGCCCTGCAAAAAGTTCTCTTGAATTGTTAAAATCTAGTTCCATAGCGATTCCGTCTGAGGAAGGCAGCCACTCCTCTGTAAATCCTAGGTAGTATTTACGAAGATGTAGATATTCTATACCGCGAAAACTATTGACAGTCAAACGTATTTGTGTCTCTTTTACTTCATCATAGTGTATGATTTTTTCATATACAGGCGCTGGCTCGTGTAACTCCATTTTAATCTCCGTTGCGGAGAATGGAAGAAAGAGGAACTACGCTTGTGACATTATTCGGCTTGAGTAGTCTATATGAATCTGTATCCCAACAAAAAAGCAAAAGAGTCCGGTCAGACTCCTTTGCCCGATTTTTCTTTGTTTGGATATAGGGTGTACTAAAGTCTAGTGTGCATACATTATACTTTAGCTTTTTGGAGTTTTCGCTTCGATAGGTAATGACTGCATCACCATACTCAACTACTAGCTTTGCTAATTCCTCTTTTTTCATTTGACTCCTTAGGTGGGTTAGCAAAAGATTTTTTACTTTTCCAACTCAAAGGAGAAGAGCCTAGCCGTTTACTTGAGTAATCACTCCAGCGAAATACTGTGCAGCTTTACCTGTCAGCTTTTCTACTATATCATTATCAATTTCTACGCCTGCATCTGTAAGAGCAGCGATAAGTGTTTCTTGTGCAGCAGCTTTTGATACACGGCTGCTACCACCACTTGAGGACGTACCAGAGCCACTTGCAGCTGGAGTCTTTTTTACATAGACGCCTGCTTTGCTAAGGATCATTCGTACACCATTTGCAGATTCTTCGAACTCATCTGCAATTTCTTTTACGACTTCCATCGAAGTTTCGGGGGTCGGGTTTGCTTCTTCATATGCTGCAATAACAGCAGCTTTTTTGTCATCATCCCACGCCATTCTGCGCTTCCTTTTTGTTGTTGATTTGGAGCCTGGACATCTGCCCAGCGTTTCTAGTTGTTGTTGATAAAATCGGTCGCCCATTGGTTTCCTTCATTTTGTGAATACTATTATAGGCGATTTTAACAATCATGTCAAGATTTATTTTTGTCAAGCCGTCTATAAAACTCAATGTACTCGCTCCAAGGATAATAGTCTCTTCGCAAGTAACACCAAAACCGTCCTACATATTTTTCACTCATCTGGTAATCCTATCCAAGTAGTTATTGTGCTTACTCTTATGTCTTGCCAACAGTTATTGTCAACATCCCAAACAACAAGAGTGTCTGATTCATTTGATTGTCTTTCTATAAGTTTCTTTTTAAGAGTATAGTGCCCTTCGTGAGTCTTTCCATCAGAGGTTAGACTATCAAAAGACATATACACTCTACTGCAGCTATAAAGCGTATTTAATATTGTTGCGGTTTGAATACTCATAAGTTTTCTAACTTGATTCCATACTCCTCTAAGTGCTTGAGCTTTCCTAGATCAGATGCCAAACTATAGCTATAGTAGCCACCAATTCCAGTAGAATTAAAGAAGTCTTCCAAGTCTCCGGAGGGTTTTTGTCTAACATAAATAGAATAGCAGTCACAACCATATTTTTCTTCATAGTCTACAGGTACAAGACCTGCTTTTGAATTTTGCAACTCTTTTGTTTGTTTTTTCTCTATTTGAGCAGGAGCGTGGTGTATGGCAGACCATACTATCTCTCCTTCATCAAACGTATCTGCCACGCATTCCTCTGGTAGATACATAGGATTTTTTCTATCCTCTGCAGCTACAGGTCGCTGTGGCACTCCAATTCTTTCAAGTATACTTTTTACAAAAGAAGCAGAGCGGTAGAGTCTCTTTGAAATGTTACTTACATTTTCTCCAGAGAGATACTCTTCGATAATATCTTTTATCTCATCAGGTCTTGCAGGTCTTCCACGATTTTGTGAAACTCTTCTTGCACGATACTCTTTTTGACTATGATAATCTTCAAGTATCTTATCAAGTCTTGTAGTATTGTATGAGATGTTTAAGATGTTGCATGCTTCTCTCTTCGTGATTGCTTTCACTGTAGAGGGGGTCGGATTCATTAGACTGATCACGTGCTGAATGTTCTGAGACGTCAACTTCTCGTGGCTTTTCTTTTTCAATCTTGGCATTTTCTAGTTCTATCTCCAACTTAAATAATAAACAACATATAGCGTGTGCTAAATGTGATAACCCAGACTCTGGATCAAGGTTTTCAGAATCCAGATGTGCAAAAATATGCCGAAGAGCGCCAGAGCTATACCTGGACTGTAAATCTTCAAGTTTTCTCCAATTTTCTTCATCATATTTTTGTGCACCAAATGTTAATACTTTTGCTACTTCATTTATAGCTTTCGGAGGAAGTAAATGCATTTTCGGCTTCTCTCCGTCATATTTAACTCCCTGCATCATAGATTCTCTACATAATCATGTAGCTGACGATACCCGCCAATATGATAATCATGAAAAAATATTTGTGGATAAGTTGTAAACTTTACTTTTTGCCATAACTCATCCATAGTGTAATCGGTATCAAGCTGTAGGTATGTGAAAGCAAGATTCTTACTCTTTAGTAGCCTTCGTGCTTTATCACAGAACATACAATCCTGTTTTCCATATATAACGTAGGGTGTTTTAGTCACTACTCATTAGCTCCTTGACATATTCTTTTGCTGATTTCTTTCTGTGAAAAGTTCTATCCATAGTGATAACGCCTTCGTCATTATATCTTACAACTCTCCAGAGCTTTTTTCCGTCTCCAAAATAGACTCTCCACATTTCAAAAAGTTTTTCTTTATCGTGCATTATGCTACACACTCACAAATAAGTTTAGCTCCATACTGAATACAGATTTTGGACTCTCCTTTATAGCACGTTACATCGTCAGGGCCTTTGTAGTCCCAATAACTAGGATAGTTACTTTGATTTGCACAGCCAAAACAGCCGTATACAATTAATAAAATTAGTATTACACCTCTCATAGACCTCTGCTCCATAGTTCAAATTCTCTTTTTACTGAACGCTCAGAATAGCACTTACAGTAAACATTGTGATACTTACCTATTGTTTTCTTATCCGGTCCTTTGCATATTTTTATAGTACCTATCGGACAAACTATAGGAGCCTTCAGTCGCTCCATAGCGGCTTCTTTCGCTAAAAGTTTCTCTATTTCTGTTTGATTTGTTGAGGCACAACCGCCTAGTAGTAATCCTACTAATACTAATTTCTTCATCGCGTTATTCGCTCCTCGTAGTCGGCTTCGTTTTCGTCCCACCAGTCGGGTTTGTTTCTGTGTTTCCAGCTTGCAAAGGTTGCTTTGTCTTTGTGGTAGAACCGTCTGTAGGCGGCAACTGCGTCGCAACCCTTGAGCGAGTCTGGCATAGCCTGAGCAAATGGAGTGAGTCCGAGCCTTGGTATGTGTACTGGCTCTGGTAAGGATAGTGTGACTTCATGCACTGACTTATGGCTTTTCCCGTATCGGTATCCGTATTCGTCATTAAGAGCGATTGCATAGCAATGTAGCCATTCGTGATTATCCAGACTAGTACGAGCCCAGATAGTACAAGGATGGTTATGCATTGTTGGGAGGTAAGGGAAGTCTCTCGGTTCATTTTTCTTTTTTTCTCGCAAAACTGCAAGTTGCTCTTTGGACAGCTTTTCTGGAACATAGCCGAAATACTTATCCACCCACATATTTGTGCAAAGCATCTGAGCGGCTTCGAGTGGCATCTTAATGATGTGTTTATCCACATGAGCTTCTGCACATTTGTCTAGGTCTTCGTCAAGTATAAAAATATTCATAGTGAGTATTATACTCGGTTAAGTTAAAAATGTCAAGAAATATTTTAAGAAACAGCACTATTAATAGTGAATATTATTGCTGTCATGAAGACTCCTGCCAGCCCTATTACAGCACAGGGTATAACCACAAAAGAGACCAAAGGATGATCTCTCATAAATTTTTCTATCATTCACTCTCTACACTTTCTAGTGTTGACATTAGCCGTTCGGCGCGATTTGTTACTTGGCGATACCATAAAGAGTCTCGTCCCTCTATGGCAGCTAATTTCCAATCACCTATATTTAACGCTGCTCGCATATTTTTGAATTTTGATAGGCGAGGACGACCAAGATTAAACATCATGTTTACTAAAACTTCTTGTACTTCCTCTGGAAAATCTTCAAAATACGACTCTCCATAAAGAGCATAACACTCTCTTATTGCAGTCTGGGTATCTTCACGAAAGCACTGCATTACTCTTTCTTCAGAAACAGGCTCGCCACAGGGCCAGCCATATTCTTCATCAGTTTCTTTTACAAGATGACCAATACCAAAAGTTTTGTATCCAAGATGATCGTCATAGATTTCAAACTTACAACCTTCGTCTATCTTAAGCCTTTGGTAAAGTCTATCAAATTTCATAGTTTCCTCTTTGTCTTGCACAGTCTTCCGCTGCTGAAGGAAGGTCATCATCCATGCTAGTAGCATCACTATCTCCGTCCCCGTACCAATTCCAGCGTCCATCTATTGGATCATCATAATGCTTTCTTGGTTCTTCGTACCTGAACATGCTAGGCTCAGCTGCATGTTGCTGCTTAATGAGTTCGTCTAGTTCCATATAGTGTTCTCCGTCATTTCCATTTTGACCAATTCTATCCATTCTCATTTCTTCTTCATCTTGCACATAAGCATGCGCTTGACAAGGCCCAAGTCTTTTACTCTTTATTCTTTGCTTCTTTGTCATCTATTTCTCTCTTGCTATACCTTTAGCCTTTTCGTATGATCTCATGCCACCTAGCCCTAGCATACCTAGAAGCACCGGCATCATTGTCTGTAAGTCAATAAGAGGCACTACAATAGGACTGCCTGCAAGGGCGAGTCCAAAGTTTGTCATGGGCACTATAATAAAGTTAGAAAGCATACCTAGTCCACAAATCCACCCAATAGCTGGCCTCCACCCCGCGACAAAAAGAGACTTATGTGCTGCCTCTGTTTTGTTTACTTCTACTTGGGCCATGACTTCAGCATGGTGCTGTTTTTCTGCAAGAGTAGCGATTTCATGCGCTAATCTATTTCTTTCGTCTTTGTCTTCAATAAACTCTGAGACTAAGCCACTTACTGGACCAATTAGATCCTTAACAAATGATAGTGCCATAACTTTTTAACCTAAGGCATCAAATGCCTTCTGGAATCGGTTGGCATGAGAGCGTTCTGCTTTTGCAAGTGTCTCAAACCAATCTGCGATTTCCTCAAATCCTTCTTCTCTCGCGGTCTTTGCCATTCCTGGGTACATATCTGTGTACTCATGAGTTTCACCTTCGATAGAAGCCATTAAATTTTTACGAGTATCTCCCATAGGTAGTCCAGTTGCTGGATCTCCTACTTCTTCAAGATACTCAAGGTGTCCGTGTGCGTGACCTGTTTCACCTTCTGCAGTTGAGCGAAATACTGCTGCCACGTCATTCTCGCCCTCAATGTCAGCTTTTGCTGCAAAGTAAAGATATCTGCGATTTGCTTGTGATTCACCTGCAAAAGCATCTTTTAGATTCTGAACTGTTTTACTGTCTTTTAATTCCATAAATTCCTTCTCTTTTGGTAGAAATGGGCGGGTTTCCCCGCCCTCTAGTTAGTGTGCAGCGGCTGCTACTAGCATTCCCCAGAATATGGCTTGACACCATATGGCTTCGCATAGTAGACCGTCGCAGTTATCTAGATAACTTCTGACCTTTTTGTACATTTATTACTCGATATTTATCATCTTGGGTCTTTCTTCGTCTGGTACTACTTCATCCAGATCAATACATAGTAGACCCCTGTTCATGTAAGCTTTCTTGAGCTGCACATGCTTGTGTAACGTAAATGATCGCACAAACTCTTTTCCACTCAACCCCTTGTATACATATG